ATTCTCTATAATTGTAGTTATGTTGTTAAGATTGTATGTAGATTTTTGGATCGATAGTCAATCTATTTTATTATAACTCAATTATAGATCTTAGATAACACCTATCTCGTATTAGTAGTTACATTAGATCTGGATCGTCTGGCATAGCATCATCAATCATATACCTACCTAACTCATCAGGAACTAAATCAGCATGTGTTTCAAGATATCTATCTATATTATCTAATATATCAACATTGAATTGACCACTCAAAAATTGATCAGAATTTGGTATGATAAAACCATTTGTATCATCATAAGTTTGGTTTGTCGTGTCAAGTACAGATTCTGTAATTGACTTTATAAGTTGATCAAAATCTATTTCTATCTTAATGTCATGAAACTCAGCAAGATTCAAAGAATTAGAATTATCATCACTTCCATAAATTGACTTAATCTTCTTGTTTTCTCTAGAAATCAATTTATTTTTTATTGAATTTATCCACTCTAGTGGTATATATCCTCTTTGAACGATCTCCAGTATATGATCATAACAGCAACTCAACAATCTATATGTTTTATATATCCTATTTAATGAAGATGATTTCATTATTGCATTCCCCATCATAATCCTCAATTGATAAATGGCATATCTGTAATCATCAAACGATGCTGATACTACTAGCCAACCAATCGCATCCTGATATTCTTTCTGATTTCTTGTATCCCTATTATCAACTTGATCACTGATAGTAGAATATAATAAATCTAAGGTTGAGGAATCGGAAGTTATCATACCGGGAAATAATTCTTGACATTTTATATATGTTTCACATATGTTCCTTACTGATTGTAGTGGGTGATGTCCTCTCAAATATTTAGCTAGTTCATAATTTAATTTATTGAATTCTATTTCTACCTTAGATATATTGTTGCCTTGAAGCATTATTAGATGATTTATGTGGAAAAATCTAGAATTTTGGGAAATATTTCCAAAATCATCACTCGTGCTTGTATCGTAAACGGGATGTGTAATAGACGTACCTCTTGTACTTAAAAGTCTCAATTTTTGTCGGTCAAATTCAGGGAAGCATTCTATTCTAAAATAGATTTTAGAATCAAATTCATCAACTGTCATTAATCTTTTTAAGTAATAGGATTGTTCTTGATAATAATACTTTTCAGATACAGCCATAGCAATTGTTGTTATATTGTCAATATCACCTGGGTATATTGTTGCTGAATTAATAGACCAATCATATAATCGCTGTACCGAGTTATGAAATGATAATAGTGGTGTATACCCGAGTGCAATTGATCTAAAAGCTACAGTCTGCTTAATATTAAGTGAAGACTCTATTTCAATCTCTTCTGCTGGAGTCCCTATTAAATAAATTTGATACGGCTTCATTGTACTATTAGAGGGATATGATATATGATGTGTGTAAGTGGGTAATCCCTCTAATCGTTCCTTAACATAGCCACTGAGTTCAACTGAATTCAATCTGACAGAATATGATAAATTGTTTTCTTCCATGAATAAGATAAGATCTAATATATTATTTTTTTCGCTACCTGTAAATGATACATCTATATGGATCCACTGGTAATCTCTTATGAATTTTAATGTATTCGTATCGAAAATATCATAATCACGTGTAAAATCCACAGCTGGATGATGATATACAGATGTAAATGTGTCACGTAATGAATAACTCTTCATAGTTAATCCTAGCTCTCTAGCACTATATATCATGTCTCCTCTTCCTGCAGTTAAGTCAAGTATTTTCGTTTTGTTATCTATCATATTATATCTTAATAACATCTTAAATAGTGAGTATTGTGATACGAATGAGTCTGAGCCGGTTATACTCATAAAGACATATGGAGATGCACCAATTTCTGAACAATTCCTTGCATATTTCAACAGTGGCTTGAGATCATTAAAATTAGCCATGGCTGATTCAGGTATCCATTCTTTGTCATATTCACACTCAATCCTTTGTGTATCTATGTATTCATTACCTGTGAGGTTTGTGATAGGTTTTAGATTTGGGAGTTTTGACGGTATGATCACATCACTAAGAACATTATTGTCACTTATATCTGCAAGTATATTTTCTATATCTGAAAAATCACTTCTATAAAGAGTTTCTATGTATTCATATCCAATTATATCTAAATAAAGATGTAATTCTGGGTTTATCAATGATATCAGTCTTTCATTCATACCATGATCTCTTAATAAGGTCAAAGATAATTTCCAATTAAAGTGACATCTTCCCTCTAAATATAATACCTTGAATTGATAATATATTAAATACTCGAGAATCAATGAGATTGCCAGTTTCTTTTTCTTTGAATTATAGTTGTCTAATTTTCTTTTAAAATGCTTAATCTTATGTTTATAATTTAAACCAGAAATATTTGCTGACCTTGTTGACAAGATCGACTTTGAAATTTCGCTCAACTCCAAATCCCTTGGATGTTCTTCAAATAAATACTCTACACATTGCTTTTGTAATGATAATTTTGTGGTGTCTGACTTATTAATTATGCTTATCTTTCTAGATTTACTGAATGATTCTATCATTAATGACCTCAATTGTTCGATTTGTTCGTTCTCATTCAGATTCTTATATTCCGGCCGTAGTACTGCTAATTTCCCCATTAATGGTTTCCATGAATCAATTTCTATTCTATCAGACATTATTCTCATATACTCTTTGTCCAGTGCAGTAGCGTAACTATAAACTAGTTCTAGTATTAAATCATGGACTGTTTGCTCTCCTGCATTTGTTTCGTCTAAGTTGGGCATTATTGCCATTTCATCTAAGTTCTCAACATTGAGATATCTAGTGGACATGTATCTAAATCGCAATTCTGAAAATACGTGTCCACGATATAGCCCATATGCAGTAAATACCTTAGTCACCATATACTTTGTCTCTTTTGGCTTAACAAATTGTACATCCATTATGGTATTTAATTTAGTCAATTTCCATCGTGTAAGTAATCTGCTTTTATTTCTAGATTTAGATCTCATTGCCATAAGCAATGTCAGCCTAAGTCTAATATAATCAAAATTTATATTACTGTCCACTAAATTTAATGCATTTATTACTCTCTGGTTAAGATCAGCAGTATACTCTAATAGAAGATTCAATTCTGATCGAATATATGTCGTGTTATTGAATCTAACATTAGGAACTCTATGTAATACTTCACCGCCAGTTTCATTAGGACTATTGTTCCATAATTGACTCATTGTCTGTCCTGTTAATGTACTCAATGCTAACTCTGCAGCTTTATAACAATCAAGTTTAAGTATATCCTCTGCCTTCACGGAAATCTGATAATACTTAGTTATTAACCATTTGGTTACTGCTACTAATTTTGCTGCAAGTAATTCCTCTTTGTTGCCTAACATTCTTTCATTGTCAAGCCAATCCCCTTTATAATTAATTTCATTACCCATGTCGGGTGTATCATACACTCGATAACCATCATCGTAATGCATTGGGCTATGTCTTCTAACGGTAATTAAGGCATTTATATCGAAGGTCTCTTCCAGTTTATCATCATAGAGTGGCTCATCACACTCAATAAATTTGATGTCTTTATACACTATAGATCGTCTATTTATCATGTATTCAATCATATCTGTATCCCGATAGATTGGCCCAAATATAGTGGTTCGTTCTTTAGCTGATAGTCGTATGTTTTGTATCAATCTGGATGTTAATGAATTCCGCAGTCGTGATAATGATCGTACATATCTTAATAGGCCAGAACTGGTCTCTACTTTATTCAATAATAGATCTATAAAATGTCCTGATGTATTCTCTGAATAAAATTGAGCAATCCTGGGATGGAAATTATCCCTAAATATCTCAATCAATTCTGCTTGTATGTCTGGTATTTCATTATTAAGTTCCAGGAGTTTCAACACTGTATCATTCCTGGTTCTCTTTGCAACCATTGATCTTATTGCTTGATTTATACTTGTGGTTGCCGTGGTTATAATTATATCACTGGGCCAATATGTAGATATTGCTTTTGTTTCTTTTATATTGTTCTCATTAGTCATATCTATACCCAATGATATAGTTAAGTAATTAAGAAAATAATCAGGATTAGATGAATAATTAACGATCCACTCCTTCAAGTAGTGTAATTCTTTCGCCATTCCACTACTATGTCCTGATAATATTAAATTTATTTGAAGAATTCCGCCCAAACCACCCAATGCAGCTGGCAGATATGTCCAAAAGAATAGTAAGTCCTGAATGAAATCATCATATATTTGCAGATATAGTAATCTGTCTGGTTGATCAATAAATTTATATTGATTTACAGTTAAACCATAAACTGATTTCATTAGACCATGAATATCATTTTCATTGATCATACCCCTGTTCATATTCAGGTAACTTGCAATATCGTTGCGGACTTGGTTTACACATTCATTAAATCGCTTACCCAAAAGCTCTGTTCTATCATCTTTTATCTGGTATAATAGTGATGATAATTTTACTGGTAACCCTTTCATCGACAATGGTCCGGATTCTTGAGGAAATTTTAATATCATATGAGGGAGTCTTGACAATATTAGTCCTATCTTATAATTTTTTAAATAACAACATGCTAGTGAATGATTAGTAAGTTCAACTGCCGATGATACTGATGAGCAAATACCGTCAATTTCAACCGATTCTGAATGGAGGACAGGATTATTGGCGCCACTTGTTGAAATTAATTTCTTTAAGGTTGAATCTGCTCTGATCCCATCTGCATAATGTTGTCTTAACATTGTTACTCTGTGTTTAGAAAGATTAGTTTGTGCCATCTTCGTTATCATTCCAAACTTTATACAATGCTTACTTATTTTATTAAATATAGATTGCACCTGTTCTCCAGTAGCTTGTGGTATATTAACTAATGCATTTACATCATCAGAATAAACCATTATCTGGGGTATCTCTATGTCTGTCATGTATCTCATTAATTTCATCATAAGAGTAGTATGCAATGTCCAGAAACCATTAAGCCAACCCTCAATCCCTCCCAGTTGACCGATACTATGTATACAATCATCCAAGAATTCATCATAATAATACACGTCTATATGAGAGAAATAGTGTGGTAATGATTCCCAATATTTCTCACCAAAAAGTCCACCACAAAATGATGCAAGTTCATGGGTATTTCTATACTGCATCGATTGATTATGCCCTTCAATATCGAGAAGGAGTGAGTATGTGTCTTTTTTTGTCAATTTTTGTGCAGCTTTATGCAATAATTCTTTCCTTTTTTTGTCTTGTGGGGTCATTAATTGTTCATCAAAATAGGATAGTACTTTTTTCATTTTCAATGCCACAACACTAAGTGCATGTTTATTACTTAATTCACCTGTACCAAAAAATCGTCCCTCTTGTTTTTGTTCTCGTTCCTTCGGTGAAAGCCTTACTTGATGTTTAGTTTTAAATGCATTCTTCTGTGCTCTTCGACGAACAATCCTTCTTTTTTTTGGTGTATATGGTCCTTCAGCAAAAAAATATTTTAATTTATATGATTTCTTTTCTATAACTTGAAGTAATTCCTTTCTACTATCCCCTGGACCAAAGAATATATCTTCTTTTAAAGCCCCTTTATCTTTTGCAAACTCTAATGCATCATCGGTGGCTGTATTATCCATGCAGTTTCGTATCTCAATATCATCCCACCAATTTAATGGAAGATTTTCAATATCTCTTTGTTTGTTTTTTAGTCCATTTATTGATAGATATATACATTTATCATTCTCTCCCATGATATTGGGTATTGATTTATGCTTTCTTGAATATGATATAAAGAATAATTTTTTAGCTAATCTAGTCAAATTTTTTATGGAATCATCAGACATTGGTCTGGTATTGTGCACTCTTTTTAGGAATTTCTCTAAACCTTTTTGTAAATTTATTTCTGAATAATATACAAATTTATGTAGTGAAGATAGTTCTTGACATTGTGTCCTTGTCAGGTTATGTTTAAGTGAAATTATCTTAGTTAATGGAGTTATTTTTGAAGTTCTAATTTTGCTATTACCTAATGATTCTACTAATTCATCAAATGGATAATCAACACCAGTCATTGTTTTGTCTAATTTCCACATATCTACAAGTATATCCATGATCGGTTGCCAATTCATCGCATATTCTTCATCATAATCCGAGAAATTCAAAAGCAACCCTTCTGTATTTTTCATAAATTCTACTGTCGTATTATGATCATAATTGGAACTAGATAGTCCAATCAAGATATCTGCATATGGAATCAACCATTCATATTCTGGTAGTGATTTTATAACAGTCAAATTATTTATGATGTCAGCCAATGTGAATATATAATCAAAATAGATGCTTGGACCACAAAACCATTCTTGGATCCCAGAATGGTAAATCATAAAATGCTCAGGGGTCATTATTAAAAAATATGAGAAATCATTATTATTTGCATAATACAAATAAGTTGCAGAATCAAAGATCAGGAATTTGGCATCATATATGTCATTTTCAATTTCAAAATCAGATATAATGTCCATTCTATTAGATCTGGCTATAAATGTTCTCAATCTATGTACACTCAATAGAAATGATAGCTGTGGGGATGACTTAGTCGGTCGAATTTCATTTTCCCAACATTCTTTAGTAATCAGTGAAAATTCAGCAGTAGTTGCTCTAATAGCAAAAGAATTTGTAGCCATATTTATTAAGTCAGTTTTCGTACTAAATTCCTTCTCAGCCAGTCTTTTGGCTAAATTTATGTCAAAAGATAATGGTCTATCTAGTATTGGTAGTTTAATAATAAGTTTATGATATAATTTTTTCATTTCATCTAAGTCCTGCAAGTGATGTCCATGAATTATATCTCTATTTCCTTTAAACTCATCAGTTATGTATTGCATAATCTCAGTAGGATACGGTACCAACGGACCATTAATTCTTGCCGGTAATCTTAAATTGTCTAATCCTCTTGTATATTGATTCTTCGGTAGAGGATCTTCACGAATGTCTTCTATTGTGGGTTGTAAGTAGTTAACCTCTGCATCCTGATACGGTGGTAATGATAAATGTTCAATAAGACTCTCGGGTAGTTTTACATAGTCAGGTAATCCTGATAAGAGTGTTCTGTATTCTTGAGACATTTTTAATTATATCATGCAGCAGTCTTT